TGTCGTCAAGGGATAGTTACCATCTTTTTTATCCATATTTTTATGATTGATTACAAGATTGGATTCTCCAAGGAAAGTAGTAGCTACAATCCTGTGTACTTTAAAAGTTTTAGCTGAACCATATCTAGTCAAAGATATGCAAAAATAGCCGTCTTTATCCGTATTCAGTTTAAGTATTTTTTCAGAGACTCTTCTTGATCCTTTATGGTTTGGTACTCTCCTCTCTACTGATTTAATTAATCCGCAAGAAGAAACCTCATAATATCCTTCATAATTTGGTATTGCTTTCCATTTCATTAAATTGGTTTATAATTAATTACAACATAAGTAAAGGGGTTAGGATAATATGACTAACGAAGAAGCTGTTAAGATTATAAAAAATCAATTCACTTCTATCGGCAAGGGCGTTCTTATGAATGCCCTTTGTTCTTGGGCACCAATCTTTAAAGTTCCCCCATTTAGTACAATTGCAAATATGATCGTGGAAAAAGAATTGGCCATTCTGGCCACTAATGCGGAGACAGGTGCTTTCTTTGCTTATACCAATTTCAATGTGGATTCCCAAGGGCGTGACTTCATGTCCGCGGCCTTAACAAACCATAACGTTCAAATGATCGGGACTCCAGAGGAGAAAAAAATTGCAGAAGAAAATGTTAAGAATGCTTTTCGTAAGCTCATTCGTTTTACTAACTAGCTGCGGATCTGTTCCTGATAAACCATTTTGTACTGACATTCGTCCTGGTGCGGGGTTTTGCGTTTGGTCCATATCTAACAAAGAAATGGAAGTGGACGACACACATTTATTGGATGGGAAAACCTGGTATGATATGCAGATTGGTATTATAAAAATGCCTCTGGATACGTTCAAAGCGATCAAAAAATACATCATTAATCAGTGTAAAAGAAATCAAAATTGTTCTGAGGAAATAGATTCTTGGGATAGGGCCATGACTACTTTGGAAACAAAGGCCACGGCCACAGGTAATTAATTATAAAATTTTACAATGCCTGAATGGAATAGATCCCACTCTGTTTTTCTTCTGTTAACTAATCCTGGTAAAACTACTTTGTGTGGAATGCCAAAAATTCTTTTTGTCCCTTTCACATACAATAGCATGGCCTTCTTAATCTTATCGTGATCTCCAGTGGCCAAGGCCACTCTCAATGAGCTTCCTGGTTCTAATATGCCCACTCCACAATTGTATGCCATCGATACTAGGGCATCAAATTGGCAGTCCAGGGGATTCCAATTCATCTTCTGGCACATTTTAACTACTGCATCTTCTTTCTCGTCTAGCTCCCAATTCATCAGAACAAAAGCTTCATCCGCAGTTATTGGCCTATCTGATCCCGTAACTCTCTTTCCATCGGGATAAGCAATGGTTCCAAGGCCAATAGTCCAAATACCAACTGGATCTTTGTATGGATAATATTTCTTTTCCGTTGAATTCCATCCTGCTCTTGGACTTTTTTCACCTTCATAATGGGCCACAATGGCCAGGCCGCGATCTCCAATATTTCTTCTTCCCATATATCCTCCAATTTTGGGTAATAAAAAAGGGCCTTACGGCCCTTCTTTTTGTAATCTTCTTTAGGAGAGAATTACTTAGCTGCTTTAGCTTTTACAGATTTAGCTTTAACTGGAGTCTTAGCTTTAACTGCTTTCGCTTTAGGAGCTGCTTTTTTAGTTTCTTTTTTCATTTTTACTCCAACGTAATAAAACAATCTTCATAGGATGTTTATAGTATTTAATCAGTGAATGTGCTTTGTCAAATAATAAAACGCCGATTCAAAGGCGATCCTAAAAATAAAAGCGGCGGAAACCCATATCGCAATTTTCTGGATATGTTTATTAAACCATCTTGAAATTTTATTCTTGGTGAAAATAGTTTTTGGCTGAAGATCGGCCAAGTTTGAAATGAATAAATATTCTCCTGCTTTCATTAGTTTAGCTCCACGAAGTCTTTCAGATCTTCAATATGCTTCATAATATAATCCGCCTTAACTTTTCCAAAACTAATTATGGGCCTTTCTGATTTTTTATTTCCTGCGGGATCCACTTCCCAAATACCGAACGTAGGTCGGCCATTGAAAATTTCAATTAATACTTTTGTTTCTTTACTTGGTTTTTTAACTTCGGCCATATTTCCTCCTATCCGAATATTGATTCTTCTATCGTATTATCCCATTCTACAGATTGTCCAATGGCCAGCTCCCATTCGATTCTTGCCTGTTCCAGTGTGGGTAATCTATATGCGTTTACTCTCTCATCTCCAATAGTCATTTTCTTATTGCCAGACATTGATGGACAATATTTTTTAATTATCTTTCCTACTTCTCTTTCATCAGGTATCCAAGTTTTTATATTGGCCTCTCTGCAAAAATGAGTTACGGCCAGGCGTAAATCCTTCTTAGAGATTTTATCTGGCCACGGCGATCCTGCTAATTCAGCATCATTTAAAGCAGTAAACCAGAATCTTTCTATTACTCCCATAGACTTAACTTTCTGTTCTAATAATCCTTCGGTCTTTGGAATAATTGTTATGTCTGCTCTGTTGAGATCCCAAGTTTGCAGGAAGTGAAGTAAAATTTCTTTTCCTCCGTGGTTATCCACAAGATCTCGCATCTCAAAGAACCAATCGTTTTGTTGCTTTCTTCCGTTTCCGATTTCAAATACAGCGAATCTTCTCTCGTCAACTGATGCAGGAACTAACCAGGACTCATTACCAATGATAATGGTCCTGACTAAGTTATCCGCTTTGTAAGCTTCCTTCCCTTTTCTTTCGATTAATACTTCAGGTGAAGTGATTAATCCTTTGAGTTTTCCTTCTGCCGATTTGTCTCCTGACCAGAAGGCCTCGTCAAACACCATACACAGACAAGACTCCATGTGGCCGTTAAAGCTCGACATGAGGTATCGTCCATCGTGCGTGACAAGGTAATTGTCATGGCCGAGTAAACCGCCAATACGATCAACCAACGCATTTTTTCCTACTCCTTTTTCTCCGTGGAATACTATTGAAGTTTGAGGCCTTTCATATGGCCTCTGAATCATGTGTGCAAAATAAGTTATGATCCAATTAAATAAGCTCTCATCGTTTTGGCAAACGTTTTGTCTTGCGTGTTCAATGAACATATCAAATCCCTTTCTTGCCTTGGGATCCGCATCTTCGTATGGTTTTGGAGAGCAAGTGAATCCTCTCCAGGTGTTATAATAATTATTTCTAATCTCTCTTTCTGGAGCAAAAAATAATCCGGCGTATTCTCTACGTCCCGGCCAATCTAACCACACTTCGGCGAAAGAATCTTTCCCCACTGACTTGTTGGAAAATTTTCTTTTAAATGAAGCTTCACTCATTAGATTAATAGTTGGACGCCCTTTCTCATCTAAAGTCTCATGGATTATTGAATGTGATCCTCCAGTGAAAACTAATGCGTATTCATCGTTTAATTTTTCCAAATAAAATTTTTCTTTTTTCGTTTCAGTTTCTACTTTTTTAAATTCTGCTGAAGTAGAACTGGATCCTTCGGCCTCTTTTCCGTAGTGATAAGCATGGTCTATTTTTAGTTTAAGTTTTTCTGGACTCCATCCCGACCCATCAAACCAATGAGTCATCATTAATTCCAGGCAATGTTCTTTAGAGATCCCGAAGTCTTTAACTTTAGCGGCCACTCTATATGCCGTTTGGTCCCCTGCTTGGCCCTTGATTGATTCCGGAGCTTCATTTTCTAAATAAAAAATGGCACGTTCAATGTCGTACTCTGTTGCCTGGTATTTCTTTCCTTTCTTTTTATCTTCTGTTGGTTCAATGGCCTTTCCACATTCGTCTATAATCCATTGTGGACATTGGGTTATTACTGTGGCCCCATTATCTTTATAAACTTTTCCGTCAATCGTTGATCCAGAGGCCACGATATATCCGCCTCTTGATCTAATATCAAGGCCAACTCCAAGTACGTCTGTTCCTTGCTTGATAGCTTGATCCGCAACGAATACTAAATGTTGGCCCTTAGTTGTAGTTATCTGTTCAAAAGTGGAAGGGAATTCCTTCCCCTGCATTTCATATTCAACTACTAAACTGCTACCTTTCTTTCCGTTCTTATCATCTACATCAACTACGACAAGGGCCTTTCCGTCCTTAAAATTTGAAGTGCTAATTCCAATATTAAATTCCTGTTCTAATCCAGATATGTCATTGATCCACCACTTTCTAATTTGGTTTGGATCTCTGCTGGCCAACTTCGGAAAGTTTTTTATTGCGGGAAGTTTTGTATTTGGCCTCAGTGGGAATACATGGAATCCCATGCTGGCCAGGCGTAAAGCTTTGTTGTAATAACTCATATAAATCCTTTTAATCCTTTCTAAATCGTGTGCCTTCCCATCCTTCTGCGGCCAATGGAAGTCCTGTTGCCCAAGATGGTATTTCACACATTATCTTGGCCATTTCTTCTACTGATCCAAAATTAGTAGGAACTTCACAAACGATTTCATCGTGAACGTGGATTACTGTTTTGTATCCTTTATCTTCTAATCTAAATAACGCTTCGGCAAGTATGTCTCTTGAACAAGCTTGAGTTATATTCTCCGCAAAAAATCCGCCGTATGTTTTCTGGCGTTCCCATTTTCTAGTATTTGCGTCTTCGGCCATATAGGTTACGCCTTCCTTCTCAGCTCCCCAAGGGGTAGTGACCATTTCCAGTTTTGGGTATGGATATGAGATGGCCCGGCCCGAAGGCAGTTGGCACCACAAGAAAGATCCCACCACTTTATATTTAACCTGGCGTCCTTTAGCTCCGGCCTCGAATACTCTCCCTGGAAATCTTACGGCGTCCATTGCGGCGTTTTCTAAGTCGGCCCAGTATCTAACAATATTTGTATGTCCTGATCGCCAAGATGATTTAATTTCTTCCGCTTGCTTATCTGGAATTTTAACTCCGTAAACTGTGGCCATTGATTGAAATGCACTTTTCCCTCCGCCGTATCCAAGGGCAAGAACGGCCACTTTTCCAATTTGTCTTTGGTCTTTTGTAACTTTTCCAATGTCAACGTTGTAGATTTTGCTGGCCGCGTGTTCATATATTTTTCCGTGAGTTCTGAAAATATTAAGTACCGATTCCTCTCCTGCTAACCAAGCTAGCATCCTGGCCTCGATTGAGTTCCAATCGCAGTCAATGAACTTGTGTCCTGGTGCCGCGATAATAAAAGATCGGATACATTCTGAAATGCAATTTGTTGGTTGCCCATACATCATATCGATATGATCTCTTTTTTGGGCCACGGTTTTTGAACTGTTTAATATATCTATAATATCCAAAATGTTTTCGAATTTTAGATATTGTCTCGGTAGATTTTGGAATTGGATTCCTCGACCGGCCCAACGGCCAGTGGAATAAGCTCCATAATATTGGAATGCTCTGCGGATTCTAAAGTCTTTTTTACTGGCCTGTAAGATCATGGCATTTAATTTGGCCGTAGAAGATTTAGAAGCTTCCTGGCGAATCAGTAATGCTTGTCTTGCTTTTGGATCTAAGTCTTTTCTTCTTAATATATTTGATACGTCCCCTTTGGCCAGGCCTTCAGGTAGTTTTACGTCACAAATTATTTCTAACCAATTCTTTAAGTCGGCCAGCGAGTTATGAGTGGCCACGGCATTATTGGTAACAACTCTCATTTCATCATTCAATCTTTGCTTTTCAAAATCTATTATTTCGATTGCTTTGTTAACTGAATTAATGTCGATTAAAATTCCACGTTCATTTATTTTTTGGTCTAATAACCAAAGTTCCCTTTCTTTCGGAGTAAGCATGAGCATTCTTTTTTCAGCTTGGCGTTCTACTTCAACGTCTTGCTTGCAGTACGCATACATTGTCTCAAATTTTTCAGGGGCATCTTTGTATTCCCAAAAAATAATTTCATCTCCCGATCCATTGCAAGCTTCGCATGGATGGTAAAGATCTTCTGTTCCCGATCCTCCGCAAATTTTACATTGCCCTTCGTTTACTTTTCTTGGTTGAGATAGTTGGAGCATTACTCTCCCACCTTTCATATCTTTTTCAGCTTTCAATCCCAATGCGGGAGAAAGTTTTTCTAGCTTTCCTGGTAGTCCCATTCCATATCCCATAACCATATTACAGAATGTATTTTCTATTGGTAGTTTGGGCCACCCATATTTTCTAGTGCATACTGTGTTCCATACGGCCAACTCAAAGGCCGCATTGTGGGCCAAGATAGTATCTCCATCTTCAATGGCCACTTGTAAATCGAATGGGAATGGATCGCCAAATTTCCATATTTCGATTGGCCCATCATCGAAACAATATGCCATGCACATTACATCGAATAAAGTTGAGTTAACGTAATTTTCTAATCCTTGCTTGATAAGATCTACGTCCGAACGTGTTTCAAAGTCTATGTGTAGTTTCAAAATTCTCTCCTAAAGAAAGGCCAGGATTACTCCTGGCCAGTTTAATTAAAACAATGCACTTGCGTCTTCTGCGGGAACTGCTGCGAAATCATCTTCCGCTTTAGATCTTCCACCGAAAGGTTCACCTTCAGCTACTTTTTGAATGTTCTGAAGTCCTAAAGAAACTCCTGCGTTTCCTTTTTGATTGTAAGCATACGCATTTACCGAAGCGATAGCGTAGCATCCTGGATAAAATTCAGCTTCATCTAAAATTGGTTGTACCTGGCCATCTACTACTCCAGGTTTATGAGCTGATTTTAAGTTAATGAAAATAGCTCCGGCCTCATATCCATCTGGTAAATATTCTTGGCCAGTTTCTTCGTTTACTTTAGACCTTTCAGCTTGATCTCTAAAAGGGGATCTCATATTCTTCGGCCATTTCTTCGGATCTTTTCCGAATTCTTTTTCCGCGGCCTCTTGAACTAGCTTTTTAAGTTTAGAAAGATCTTCGCCTTTCTTAAATAAAGCTACGACTGAATACTCATCCTTTCCATTAAGCTCATTTCTTCTTGGCTTAAATACGTTTGGGTAAGATACTCTGAATTTTGGTGTTGTTCCTTTTGACATGGTTTTCTCCTGTTTTTACTGTTATTAAATCCCGACATTGGGATCAATCTTTTTAAAGTCTACTTCTACGGCCGATTTTACGGCCTCTCTTTTATCTGTAATTGGAACTAGAGTATTTCCACTTGATTCCTTAATGACCAAAGATTCCAAAAACTTTTTGTCCTCTTTGCTAGTAAGTGCTGACTCAACTTGAGCTACACTTCTAAGAGATCTTGGCTTATACATCGAATTTTCTTCCAGGCCGAGTTCCAAGGCCAGGGATTGTTCAGCTAAAGATTCATCCTTCCATTTTCTGTTGGCTCTTTTAGGAACTAATTTAAATCCTGGTATAGATTTTCCTGCTTCAGCTTCGTTAAATGCGAATTGCTTTACAGATTTTACCCAAGCTTCAATCGCGGGAACTGCTTCTAAATATGATGCTAATTTTTCAGGATCATATTTTCGGTCTGAAACAATTACCGAGAAATCTTCCTTGGCCGTGGCCAAAGCTTGCTCAGATAATTTTGGGCAAATAGCACTCGCCCTACAAAATTTGCAATGAGATCCAGGAACTAAAGGTGCATTTGGATCCTCTGTTCGCTTGGCCGCATCTACTAAATCTGCTGAGAAATCAATTAAATCTGTAGCTGAAATTGTCCAAGATCGGATTGGCCCGTCAGAATGTGGGCATCTTGGTTGGACAATAACTAATTTAACTGTTTTACATTTAACTTTTGATTCTAATAAAGCTCCTAGTCCATAGTACATAAGCTGTTCATTGTGTTCCACATCCACTGGAAGTCCTGCTCCATGCTTATAATCCCATACTTCTAATTCTAACTTATCTTCGTGGTAGATGATTCCATCTGAAGTTCCGAAGAGGCCAGGATGAAGTGAACTAAGATCGAAAGTTTGCTCTACTTTAAAAAACTTGGCCCCCTCTTTGGCCTCATTAAATGCAGTAACATAAACTTCTACGGCCTCCAACATTTCATCATCGACAAAACGTGGATCTTCTGGATCCGTAACTTCAATCATAAATCTAGTTGTATCTTGACCTAAAATTTTAGCTGCGGCCAAATCGTGAGCTGTCGTACCTTCAACTGCATAATCGGACTGTGTTCCAGGTAATCCTTCGCTTTCACGGATTGATCCTGGACATACGGCCCATCTGTGCATTGAAGATGCTCCAATTCTACTGTGTGTTGTTGGTGTGTTTTGGGCCTCGCTCATTTTAGACTCCTAGTTTGAAGCTTCATTACATCTAGCTACGAATGCTTCATAATCTTGTACTTGAAGATCGCTTACTCTTGCACAAGTTGTTCCTCCTGCGTTTTTAAATTCAGCTAATACGGCCTTTGCTGTTGCCAGGTCTTTAGCTGAAGATAAATTTTGTAGGGCCTTTTGAACATCATCCTTAGTTAAGCTAGAAGTCCCCGCTTCAACGGCCACTGGAGTTTCGGCCACTGGAGTTTCGGCCACTGGAGTTTCTACTGGCTTATCTTTTTTGGCCGTAGCTTTTTTAGGTTCTGCTGTTTTCTGGACTGTTGGGTTTGGTTCTGTCTGTGCGTTTGAAATTGGGGCACCGATAGTTAATTGAAGTTTTCTAACTTCATTCATTAAGTCTTCGGCCGTGGCCGCGTTAATAGTCAAAGTAACTGTGGTCATATTATCTCCTATGATTTAGTGGGTTCATTATTGATCCCATCCTTAAATAATTCTGCTATTTCATCTTGTTTTCTTCTAAAAACTTTTGTGATGGCCTCATCTATAGTTCCAGTACAAGTGGCAAATCTGCATCTAACTGGAAGCTGTTGAGTTCTACGCCATACTCTTCTAATGGCCTGGTTATTGTCTGCGGGAGAAAACATCCACTCAAGCATAATAACTTCATTCGCTGAAGTTAGTGTTAATGCCGTGGCCGCGGCCTTAATATTACAAATAATAACTCTGCACGATGGATCGGCCATGAAACGATCAATGTTTCTTTGGCGTTTCTTCGGAGCTGTTCCCCCGTAAAGAGTAACGGCCCCGAAATGTTTCAATCCTTCTCTTACGTTGTCTATAACGTCCTTATGAAATGCAAAGATAACTACTTTTTCATATTGATTGGACGCCAATTCTTTTCCCACTACCTTTATGAAGTTGGGCATTTTTGAAAGTCCATTATATCTTCTAACTGTTGCGACTGAATCAAAAGCTTGCTCTAAATATATCGTGGATCCTTCGGCCTCATCTTTATCAAGTGCCTCCTGGATCGCGTTTGATTCTTTTAATAGTTTACTTTTAGTAAGTTCAATTGGAGCTAACGAATCATTAAATGTGGACGCGTACATTGCAAAATCAACTGGACTTGGTTCTATATACATTGTCTCCGTAGTAAGTGGTGGCAACTCGTTTGGTGTATCTTTTAAAATTGAAATTGGCCTCGCTATCATTACCTTTTCAAGCATTGCTCTTATCTCTTCGGCCATGTCAATTTTAGAAGCGACTATTCTTGCCGAGTAGCCATATCCATTATTCTCTCTCCTAATAATACAGTACCGATTTGCAAAGCTCCAATAACTAAGATTAGTAAGTCCAAACGTAAAAAGTATTGGCCAAAGCTCGGCGTAGTTGTTTGGAGCTGAAGTTCCTGAAGAAAGCCACATTCTATTAGTGAATCGTACCAATCCATTCTTTCCATAAACGGCCTTTGTTATTTGAGCAGTAGGTTCTTTTATCGTGTGACATTCATCCACGATAACTAAATCCCATTGCCTATTGGTTAGTTTTTCCAGGTTATCTCGCACGAAATCGAAAGATACTATCAATCGATTGTGTGCTGTTGAATCCTGGTAAGTTTCAATTACTTTAAAATTTCCTGGAGAGTACGAGAATTCATCCCACTCTCTCTGCCATCCGATGCGAGCAATGGCCGGGCATATAACTAAAATTTTTTCCGCGAGAATATCGTTCGCAGCTAAGATTAATTGGCCAGTTTTACCTAGTCCCATCTCATCTCCGATAACGGCCCACTTTCTTTTCGAAAGAAAATCGGCACCGATAATTTGATATTCGTCTGGTTTTTTCATTAGTATAGAAATCCTGTCTTGTTGATTACATAAGTCCAAAATACGGCCAGTATTGTAGCTCCAACGATTGTGGATTTAGCTTTTTTAGTTAATAAGGCCAGGCAAAAGTAACTGGAACTAAAAACTATAAGCGAAAATAAATTCGAATTCATTTTATAAATCCTAAAAAGTTGGCCAAATCATAAACGAAATATAATATGGCGAAAGTTAAAATAATGTTTGCTAGAGTTTCCCTAGTCATTTGTACTCTCAATCGCTTTGTTATTTTTATGCCACTCATGGTGGTGTTTTTGACAAAGCCATCTAACTTCAAGCGGTTTATTGTAATCATCGTGATGCGCGTGTATTTTACTTCGCCCATCTTTCATTTTTCCATTTTCTCCACAAACTTCACAAGGCTTCGGTATGATTCTTTTTCTTAAAACTGCTTTTTCCAATTTATTTTGAGCATTATCGTTCGCTCTAGCTCCGCCTCTGTGGAAATGATTGTCACTACCAAATCTAAGTTGTGGCCTCATCTTTACTTTTCCTTTAAATCGTCCAAATAAAGCTGACCTACTCATCTCAAATAACTTAGCTATTTCTCCGACCGATAATCCGTCTTCATACATCTGAATGGCGTGGACTAAATTTTCATCACTAAGTTTTTTATTTGTAACCATTTTCAATTTCCAAAATTCTCTGTGCAATTATCTCTACGATAAAAGGAACGATAGCGTTTCCGAGTCGTTTGATTTGTTCTCGTCTGTTTCGCTCCATTTGTCCGGATAGGCCATTAGCCACTCTACATATCTCGGGTTCAGTTTCCCACCAAGTACCGAATTTAGAGGCGGTTTTTGTCCACCACTCGGATTTTTCTTCCTGGGTGGCAAAGGCGGGCCAGAATCGAAAGTTGTTGGCGTTGGAAGGGTAAGCGACGATCCAAATTCTCTCACGTAAGTGTGGGGCACCAACGTCTCTCGCTGAAATAATTTCCCATTCGCAGTCATACCCGATCTCGCTAAGATCCTTGATGAATGTTGCAAGTCCTTTATTTCGCAAATTTGCAACATTTTCGATGATGACATATTTTGGCCTAATTTCTTCAATAATTCTTTTGTAGTGTACCCAAAGGCCTGATCTTGTAATTTCTCCGTTTTCATCCACCAATCCTTTTTGTTTTCCTGCAATAGATACATCTTGACAGGGACTGCCTCCACAAATTATCTCGATTCTATTTCTAAAAATATTTCCGTTCAATTTTGTAATATCTTCAAAAATTGGAGTTAGTGGCCAATGTTTTTTCAGAACTAGCTGTGCGTATTTATCAATCTCGCAAAACGCGTGAGTTTTAAAATGCTCCGAAGAAACATCTTCGAAGGCCTTGCTAAATCCACCAATTCCTGAATATAAATCTAGTATTCTAAGCACGATGAATCTCTCCAGGTATAACACCTTGTCTGATTAATTTTTCCACCATCATTCCAAATAAAGCATGGGCCTCGTCACTCATTGCTACTAACCTAACTCCGCATTGAAATCCTCGCTCGGCCTCTTTTTCATTTTCAGGAGCAAAACCATAGGCAAGAATGAATCTTGCATCCAATTCTTCTAGTTGCTTTAATATAGCGTGCACTTTCTTGGCCCTTGCTACTTCGGCCTCACTATATTCAATTGGATATTTTATATTGTCGTAGTCAAATTTCACTCTTGTATCTGGGATTATTTCTCCCGTTAATGTTCGGTACATTTTTTGTCCGTCAAAATCTGGATTATCTTTTCCAACTTCTAAAACTTGCATATTAAATATCCTTCAATAAAATTCTTACGATTTTGTCCATATATCTTCTGCTTTTTCTATTGTGGGCCGTAACTAAAGGGAACCCTTCCTCGTTAAATTTGGCCATATCTAAAGCTCCCATTAAATCTGGAGTCCAGATTAAAGAATTAGTGTTCCTTTGAACGTAACTAAAAATTAAAGTTTGTTTTTTCCATGTCCTCATTATTTTCTCCTTAAAAATCTGGCCGCGTAATAAGCCAATAGGATCGCTTCAGCTCTCCCATCATGCTTGGCCAAGGTTAAATGTTCAATTGATTCTGGAACTAATCTCGCGGCCCACTGAAGGGAAAGTTTTTTGTCGCTTGAAAGTCCAAAGAATGATTTCCATACTTCTGGCTTAACCTTTTCAATTTGAATTGAATTGGAGGCCAGCATTCCAGATACGGCCCCTGTAGCATAGCCAAAAGCAAAGGCCGATAAAGGATCTGCTTCGGTTTGTCTTTTACCTACGTCTTCTATCATGGCAAATTTCACATCCAAGGAATCCAACTCCATTTGGAATGCGAGCGATTTTAAGTCCAATCTATTTCTTGTAGTATTTTTAGCTTTATTTTTTATTTCTTTAACAAGTGGAAAATCTCGAACCGAGACTAATTTAACTTTAAGATCCTGCGGATGGAATGAAATTACTTCCAAAACAGCTATAGCACCTTTAATTCCTGGATCAATGCCCATGACTCTCATTAAATTTTATCCTTATTAGTTAATTGGGTTTACTGAATTCACTTCAATTGATTTTGGCCTAAAGTCCAAGTCCTCTGAAGTAAGGACAATTCCCTTGGCCTTCGCGGCCTGGACAATATCGAATAAAGCAATATTAGGGATAACTCCATTCGTCCCACCTTTCGAGCGATCATAAGTCCATTTGTAAATTTGCGTAATCGATTTTGGGCATCCAATATCTTTTAAAGCTTTGGCCAATTTCATGGGGCCACCGAATTTATTTAAAATTCTTTCAGCTTGAGTAATCATTTTAACTTCTGACATAAATAATCCCTAAAAACTGGCCAGGACTAAAGCTTCCCGGCCAGCGAACGCTAACAAAGAACAATGAAAAACGATGAGATCCAATTAAAAAAGGTATGAATCTTTTCGTCAATCGAAAATTTTTAATAAAAACGAAAAGTAATTTTTTGTAAGGTTTGGTGGATCTAATTGGCGGAAAATAAAAGGCCAGGATTTCTCCTGGCCAATCTTTATTCGAAAATTTTTGACTCGGCCTCAACGGCCTTTTTAATTTCTTTAATCTTTTTGCTGTCAATTAATCCTGCCTGACGAGCGATCATAAGTAGATCGGCCATGCCCTTGGACATATTTCCCTCTCCGATTGTGTTAAATGTGATCGCATCCGCTTGGGTTAATGTAACTGAATAAGCAATTTTCTTGTTATGAACTTTTGGTCTGGCCATTTTTTACTCCTATTCTTTCATTTAATAATTTTAATTCTCTTTTTTCAAGTCCAATTTCATGGGCCGATCTTTCAGGCCAGGATTTAACTCCAGATCCTTTTTCTTCCCAATTGCATTTTGGGCATCTCTCCCTTTCCGATTTTGTTTTGGTTAAATAGACGTAAAGTCGGCCACAATTGCAAGGCCGAATTCCGTCGGCCCCTTGAGCTAACTTAAATCTCAATTCTTTTTGATTCAAGTCCAATGCGTAATTGCTTTTGCATTCTCGGCATTGATTATCTAAATAGAATTTGCGCTCGGCCACTTTACGAAAATAATCTTGGTTTGCATTTTTATAAATCCCACATTTGGAGCATTTTTTGCGAATCCCATCTGTGAAAATTACAATGTCTTTAAAATAATCTGCTCTACTTGGTAGTTTCCTGCTCATTTTTTAGTCCTTTAATATTTCATCAATTTCATTATTTTAATCTCCTAAAATGGTATATCGTCAGCAGTAAAATTTGGTGGTAAGTCCAATTCACTGGCCACTTGATCCACTATTTTTTCGTATGGCCCGAATTTTTCATCATTCCAGGCCTTTCTTCTCTTTAAATCAATGTCTTTTAAAACGAACAAATATTTATTAATTTTTGACCAATCTTTTAACGGCTCTAAAATTTCATTAATAATTATCTGTTCGATATTGTTTTGGGTATTTTGTAAATCTTGACTATCCATTTAATTTATCTCCGATAATTTTTCAAGTTGCTCTTCTGTAAATAATCTTTTTAAGACCCGCATTTCGTCGATACAGTCTAAATGGATCTTTTTAATTCTTAGATAGTCCTTTTCGCTTTTTATTTCATAACCAAAATCGGCCAAGAATTCGTCAAAAGATTCTGGATAGTAAGAACTAAGACAAGCTAAAACAGAATAAAAGTCTAATGTTAAAGATCTTTTGTTTTCTGTGTCCTTTATTGAGCTGTAAAAATCAAAAGTGTAATTTGATCTTTTATTCCTTAAAGTGACTTCGTATTTATTTACTGGCGTTTCGTTTTGCCAATTTGGGAATGCGAGTCCTATCAATCGGATTTCGCATTTTGTTTCAGTTTCAATCAAAAAATCAATGGCCTTGACATTATATTCACTTTCAAAGGCCCGTTCGATGCTTGGATCTTGAAAGTATATTTTTCGATCTGTGATTAAATTTATTTTATCTCGTTTTGTTTGTGCATCCATTGTTTTTTACTCCTCAAATTTTTTACATACTTTTAAAATTTTGATGGCCAATTCACTTGGCCTGGTATTATTCAGCTTGAGATGCTTTCTTTTCGGCCCTTTCAAGCTTTCTTTCCAATCCTTTTTTAAAGTCTGTTACTTGTTCTTCAATGCTCATCATTTCAGTTTTTACATTACAAATAGTTTTTAATGCCTCAATTTGTTTCGCTGAAAAAGAAACGCCATCAAGTTTCGCATTTTTTGCCGTTGGTGATTTTTGCTTTAATGTTAATTCACAAGCTGAAAAAGCATTTAGAGAAGTTAAAGCGATTAAAGATGCGATTAATAAAGTCTTCATAATTTTTCCTTTTGTTTTTATTGGCCCCGTTATTGTGGCCTCTCTTGAAATAAAGATAGCATTAAAATAGTATTTAAACAATATGTAATGTAATTTTTACAATTAATATTTTAAAGCTCAAATTTGATACATATAAGGATGTAAAACAAAAAAGGAGTAAAAATATTATGAATATCGATGAATTCAACAAAAAATTAGATGCAAAAACCAAGTTGATTGACGAGTTATGGCTTAGAAAACGAGAATTGATCACATTACATCGTGGTTTGCCCGTTCCAGAGTTGTTGGATGTAATGGCAAAAATAGAAAAAGAAGAAAGAAATTTAAAAGTTTTTAAATATCGAAACTCAAAAATTTTAAAAGCACAAAGAGAAAAAATAATCGAAGAATTGACCAGAAAAACGGAAAATTTTGACATTTTTAGTTGAAGTGTCCTAACTGTCCTAAGTGAAAAAACACTTAGGACACCATTTTTTGTCATATAAACCATTGATTTAATTGATAAAGTCGAAAGTGGCCTAAGTGTCCTAATAAATCTGAAATTCTTATATAAAAAAGTATACATATACACATATATAATATGTATATACATATATAATATGTATACTTTTTTATAGCAACTTTTACGAAACATAGGACAATTAGGTCATTTAGGACAAACATAATAATATTATATACTTATATTTATATTATTTTAATAATATTTAAATAAAAATATATAATATAAATAATTGAAATTAAAGAATAATTTTGAAAAAATTTTTAGTGTCCTAAGTGATTTTTGCGTCTTAGGACACTTAGGACAGTAAATAAATATTATGTATATTGATTTAAAAATAATATAGAATGCCATTAAAATAGGATAGAAAGATTTTAATGTCTCATCGGTTGGTAAAACTGGAGAATATTTTTTGGAGTTTTCAACATGGATTGGTAGCCCCAAAAAATTTGGATAAAATTAGGGCATAAATTGGCCATGGAAAATTGGCCATAGCTAAAAATTTTTGATTAGTGTATGATCTGGTTAAGGCCAGGCGATAAAAAGCTTTAATTCTGGCCATTAGATAGCTTAAAATTAAACTGAGGGTTTGAAATGACGGATAAATTTTTAATTGTTGGGGATAATTCAGGAAAAGAGGCCGAAGTTATTGAACGGCCCAGAATCAACGAATTGAATAAACAATTGGAGAATGAAGCTATATCGCTGGCCACTTCTGGGATGAGTTTAAATGCTATATGCAAAGAGTTAAATATATCCAACGAAAATATGCGATCGTATTTAAATAATAACCTTTCATTTAAAACTAAATTTAATGACGCTCGTGAAGATGGATATGATGCGTTGGCCGATCAATTGTTGACTATAACTAACGAGGAATCAGACCACAATAAGGCCAAGGTTAAATCAGATAACATAAAGTGGCTACTCTCCAAACGTAAAGCGAATGTTTACGGCGATAAGATCGAAGTCAATATGAATGCAACTATAGACATTGGAGCTACGTTAGCAGAGGCCAAGGCCAGAGCATCGGCGACTAATAAGAAGACAATAGACATTTCGTCCAATGAAAATTCTATCGAATCAATCTACGATTGAAAAAAGCTTAATTGTAAAAGACCCGGCCACTACGGGGGGCCACCCCAGAATTCCGAGGCCAGCTCAAAGTTACTGCATGTTTACTCAAACGAGATCTAATTTTGAAAATTGTGGCCAGACAGAAACGGTCACCCGGTTAAAATTTTTTTTCATAAGTTGAAAAAGGTTTTCATCGTATATTAATACTATACAGAAAAAGCGTATAATACTATACAGAAAAAGCGTATAATACTATACAGAAAATAGGCATAATTGGTATCCACCATACATCCGAACTTTGACACAAATTAACAAGACACTTAAACTAAAATTAGTTTTCAAAATTTGATTGACAGGAAAAGGTTATGAGTATCCAGGATTAAAATGTTATGAGTATCCAAAGCACAAAATTCAATAAGAGTTCCCTTCCGTACTCAGCAGCAGATGAACAAAAATTAATGGCCGAGTTATGGGATCCTTCCCTGGCCGATGATCCATATTTATTTGTTATGTTTTGCTTTCCCTGGGGAAAGAAAGGAACGCCGTTAGAAAGATTCAGCGGCCCAAGAGAATGGCAAGTAAGAGAATTAAAAGCAATCGCTAGTCACATAAAAGAACAGAAAGAAAGAATGGATATTGGACTTGAACCCGTCATGTATCAATCGGCCACGGCCTCAGGAAGAGGGATTGGAAAATCTTCGTTAACTGCATGGTTAATTTTGTGGATGCTATCTACTCGTCTTGGAGCTTCAGTTGTTGTTACTGCGAATACTGAAGTGCAGTTGAAGACAAGAACTTGGGCCGAGCTTGGTAAGTGGCACACTCTGGCCATTAATTCCCATTGGTTTGAGAAAACTGCTTTGTCTCTGAAACCCGCACCTTGGTTCGAAGAATTGTTGCAAAAACAATTAAAGATCGATACGGGGTATTACTATGCACAAGCTCAATTATGGTCGGAAGAAAATCCGGATGCGTTTGCAGGGATACACAATTTTAACGGGGTATTCCTATTATTTGACGAAGCAAGTGGTATTCCTTCCCCTATCTGGTCAGTATCCGAAGGATTCTTTACGGAACCCATTCTCGACCGATACTGGATGTGCTTTTCTAACCCAAGAAGAAATACTGGAGATTTCTATGAATGTTTTCACAGATACAGAAGATTCTGGAGAAGATCAAATATAGATTCGCGATCAGTTGAGGGAACAGATAAAACAAAATTAAATGCCATCATTGAAAAGTACGGGGAAGATTCGGACGAAGCTCGTAAGGAAGTTAAAGGAACTTTTCCTCGTCAATCGGACGATCAGTTTATTGGAAGGGATTTAGTAACTCAAGCAATGGATCGTGAGATCCAGGAAGACAATTATGCGGCCTTGATGATGGGAGTGGATCCTGCTCGTTTTGGTAATGATGAATCTTGTATTCGTTTTAGACAAGGAAGAAACGGCCGGACTGTTCCGCCTCCAGTTAAGATGAAGAATGCGGATAATATGAAGCTCGCGAATAAGTGTGCAGAGCTTATCGACAAATATCGTCCAGATGCAGTTTGTATTGATGGCGGGAACGGATCTGGAGTTATCGATAGACTTCGCGAGATGGGATATAAAGTTCACGAAGTTGGATTCGGAACTACTCCAGACGATGAACAATATGCAGACAGAAGAACAGAAATTTGGGCCAGGATGAAAGATTGGCTTGAAACTGGATGCCTTCCGAAAGATACTGAATTGGAAGATGATATGGTCGGGCCTGGATATAAATTTGTCGGGGCCGGAGATAAAAAGAAATTAGAATCGAAAGATGAAATGAGAGCGAGAGGACTTGCATCCCCAGATGATGCCGATTCTTTTGCTTTAACTTTCGCCGTTAAAGTGGCCCGCAAAGATCGTCATTTAATGAACGGGCAAAAAACGGGAACTAGAACCGCTAAGGGAATGGATTATAATATATTTGGAGGATGATGTGGAATCGTTGTACGCAAGGTATTTGAAAGAAAGAGAAGGAAAACAAACCATCGAAGATAAAGATGGTTTTATTACGTTTGCAATTACAGGAGAGGAGTGTTTTATCGAAACGATTTACGTTACTCCAGAATGTAGACGTTTAAACTATGGAACTATTCTGGCCAACAAAGTAACTGAAGTGGCCAAGAAAAATAATTGTACTTTTTTAAGTGGAACAGTTTTTCCAAAAGCAGAAGGCAGTACGCAGTCGATGAAGGCAATGCTCGCATACGGATTCACTCTCCACTCTGTAAGAGATAATTTAATTATATTAACTAAAAAAATTTAGGAGGAGTTATGGGTAAAGTAGTTAAGAACGTAGTTGGTGGGGCCGTTGATGCCGTTAAAAATGCACCGAAGACAATAGGGAAGACAGCAGTAGATATGGGTAAATCTGTAATAGGACAAAATAGCGGAAACTATTTTAAGAACCTGGGAGAGTCAGCAGTCAATTCTTACGTTGTAGGAACTACTTACGGAATGACAGGAACGAAAGATTTGGGCGGAACAAATAATATGGACACTCAAATTGCCAATCTAATGGGGAAAGGCGGGGATATAGGAACAGTTGATACAACAGAAGTTACTCAGACTGAAGATCCAAATCTAAAAGCGGAACGAGAAAATGCGGCCAAGAAAGGTAGGGCCTCAAACATATTGGCCGGAAGTTCAGATACAATTGGAACTAAGAGTGCAAAGAAAACTTTATTGGGAAGTTTATAATAGGAGGCCAACATGAATTACAACGATGATAGGGCCGCAGCTCTCATAAAAGATTATGAATGTCTCGCGAATGACAGATCTACTTTAGAATCTCATTGGCAAGAAATAGCAGAAAGAATTATTCCTGCACATTCAAAAACGTTTATGAGAAATGGAGATCAAGGCCCACAAGGACAAAAGAAAACAGAAATGATTTTTGATTCTACGGCCGCGGTTGGACTTGGACGATTCGGATCTATTGTAGACTCTCTTATAACTCCAAGAAATTCTACTTGGCACAAGCTGGCCTCGTTAGATAAGGCGTTGGTTAATGATAGAGATACAAAATTGTATTTGGATGAAGTAGTAAAAACTTTATTCAGATATAGATATTCACCAAAAGCAAACTTCGCCTCACAGAACCAACAAAACTATGAGTCGTTAGGGGCGTTCGGTACTGGATGTATGTACGTTGATATGCTTCCTGGTGGTGGACTGAGATATAAAAACGTTCACTTGAGCGAAATTTATTTCAGAGAAAACCATCAAGGTATGGTGGACACAGCATTCAGACATTTTCAAATGACAGCTCGTCAGGCAGCTCAAAAATTTGGAGAAGAAAAACTTCCAGATTCAATTAAGGCCAAGCTAAAAAACTATCCAGATACGAAATATTTTTTCCTACACGTTGTTAAACCTAGAGAGGACATGGATCCTACTAGATTAGATTATAAAGGAAAAGCTTTCGAATCAGTTTACATTAGTATTGAGGGGAAAGTAGTTTTAGATGAAGGTGGATATGATGTGTTTCCATACGCCATCAGTAGATATAAACAAAGTACAGGGGAAACTTATGGTCGATCTCCTGCTATGGACGTTTTACCTGCGATCAAAACTTTAAATGAACAAAAGAAAACTGTACTTAAGCAAGGGCACAGAGCAGTTGATCCAATTATTTTAGTTCACGACGACGGAGTGGCCGATGCGTTTTCACTTAAACCTGGAACTATCGTTCCTGGTGGAGTGGATGCAAACGGACGTCCACTTGCGACTACACTTCCAGTTGGGAACGTGATGATTGGAAAAGAATTAATGGACGATGAAAGATTAGTTATCAACGATGCTTTCTTAGTTACATTGTTCCAGATCTTAACGGAAACCCCTGCAATGACAGCTACCGAAGTTTTAGAAAGAACTAAAGAGAAAGGGATCTTAATGGCCCCAACTTTAGGAAGACAGCAGTCAGAATATCTTGGACAGTTAATCGAAATCGAAGTTGATCTTCTAAGCAGACAAGGATTATTGCCACCAATGCCTCAGTCTTTAAAACGGGCCGGAGGACATTACGAAATCGTTTATGATTCTCCTCTTAGTAGAGCGGCCAAAGCTGAAGAAGCGGCCGGAGCAATGAGAGCGATTGAAACCGCGATGAACATAATGAACGTCACACAGGATCCATCAATCCTGGATCCTTTTAACATGGACGTTATTATCCCTGAGATTGCCGAAATCAATGGTATGCCGGAGAGATGGAAACGTGATCCAGATGAAATAGCGGCAATGCGAGAGCAAAGATCCGCGGCCAACCAACAACAGGCCGAAGTTGAAGCGGCACCTGGAGCAGCGGCCATGATGAATGCGGCCACAAAGTCCCAACAAGTTAAACCATAAAAACGATTGGCCAGGAATCCTGGCCAGTCTATTTGACAACCAACTATCAAATAGTGAAAATAAATTATGACTATAAAAAATGATATGATCGAAAAAGCGAAATCGTTCCTTAGAGGACGAAAATTTGCTTACCATCAAGTCTTCAATCCAGAAAACCTTTATACGAAAGAAGTGTTAGCTGACCTGGCAAAATTTTGTCGGGCCAACAAATCTACATTCCATACGGACGATAGAGTTCATGCAGTATTGGAAGGGCGGAGAGAAGTATTTTTAAGAATTCAACAACACCTAAATTTATCAGAAGATGAATTATGGGATTTAATCGGACGAGGTAAAGAATGAAATTATTTAATGGGTTTTATGTTTTGATGAATGAAGCAGGAGGCGGAGATGGAGGAGCAGGAGGCGGAGCTTCTGGTGGTGCTTCTGGTGGTGCTTCTGGTGGTGCAAATCCTCCAGGATCTAATCCTGGATCGGGGACTTCTGGAACTGACTGGACGAGTACACTATCAGATGAAATGAAAGGGTATGTTTCCAACAAAGGGTTCAAAGATCCTTCAGCAGTTTTGGATTCATACAAGAATCTTGAAAAATTAATGGGGGCACCGAAAGACAGACTTTTAACTTTACCTGAAAAGGCCGAAGACAAAGCTGCATGGGACGCCGTCTATAATCGTCTTGGAAGGCCAATGGATCCAAAAGAATATAATTTCAAGTTGGATGAAAATGCGGCCGTTCCCGAATTCGATGGATTTATTAGAAGTGCATTCCATGAGCTAGGTATTACTAAAGCTCAAGGTGAAGCTCTGATGGGTAAATATGGAGACTTCTTCAAAGCTCAATTAGAAAAAGTAAATGGTGAAAACCAAGTTAATATGGATAACCAAGTAAAAGCTCTTAAGAAAGAATGGGGAGCTGCACTTGAACAAAATATCCAGATAGCGAAGAATGCAGTAAACGCATTCGGATTAGATGCGGCCAAGATCGATGCTCTTGAAGCGGCACTTGGATATGATGGAGTTATGAAATTCTTCCATGATATTGGATCTAAAATTGGAAACCACTCTTTTGTAGAAGGCCAAGGATCTGGAGCTAGAAAATTTACTCCAGAAGGGGCAAAAACTGAAATAGCCAGATTAAGAGCAGATTCGGATTTTGTCAGAAGATATACTTCAGGGGACAGAGCTGCGAAAGCGGAACTTGAAACACTTCACAAATACGCTTATCCTGGAGAGGAGAGTTATTAATTTTTAGCGGGATAACTCAGTTGGTAGAGTGTTGCTTTCAACAGGCAAAAGTCAAAGGTTCGATTCCTTTTCCCGCACCCAAATATTTCTCCACAGGATCCTAAATTAACGGAGATCTAAACTGGAAGGCCACATGAAGTGGCCTTTCTTTTTATGTGGCCTCGAGGATTTTTCGATAAACGAAAAGGCCTGCAGCTTTTTTAATGCCTGATATTGACACAAATCAAAAGTCAATAAATAATATAAAAAATATCGGGAACCAAAAATTAAACTCAGTTTAAGCTTTGGCCGGTGGACAGGAAGGAGAGACTTCCCGTCATGGCCTTGACGATTCCAGGCAAGATATGGCCCCGACCACTCGGACAAGTCTAATCGAAACTAACTAAAAACTTTTAATTATTTTCAGGAGGACTTTATGTCATTAAATTTACCATCACATTATGTAATGCAATTCGCGACTAACATTGAACTTTTACTTCAACAAAAAGGTTCACGCCTAAAAGGTACAGTTACATCTGATACTTATGTAGGTAAACAAGCATCTCCAGTTGACCAAGTTGGATCAATTGAAATGCAAGAAGTTGTTAACCGTTTCGCTCCTATGGGACGCGTAGACGCTCCAGTAGATAGACGTTGGGTATTCCCTGGCGATTTCGATCTTCCACAATTAATCGATAGCTTCGATAAATTAAGATTATTAACTGATCCTAATTCGAAGTATGTAGAAAACGCGGTATATGCTGCGGGAAGAAAGTACGACAAGCTAATTTTAGCTGCGGCAGTTGGTACTTCTAAAACGGGCGAGCAAGGTGGAACTTCTGTTACACTTCCTGCTGCTCAAAAAATCGCAGTTAACTTTGGAGCTTCAGCAAACGTTGGTTTAACTGTTGCTAAGTTAAGAGCTGCTAAGAAAATCTTAATGAAGGCAAACGTAGATCTTGATATGGATCCTATTTTCCTTCCAGTTGGTGCTGACCAACACGACAACCTTTTAGCTGAAGTGCAAATCATTTCTAGCGAATTCAATGGCGGGGACGCTCTTGTATTAAAAGAAGGTAAAATCGACAGATTCTTAGGTATCAATTTTATCCACACAGAATTATCTCAAGCGAACGTTATCGCGTCTAACGTTGTTGGTTTACCACTTTACTGTAAGTCAGGCCTACACTTAGGTATTTGGGAAGATATTAAAACTGATATTTCTCAAAGAAAAGACTTACAAGGTTTACCTTGGCAAGCATACGTTACTATGACTGCGGGAGCGACAAGATTGGATGAAAACAAAGTAGTTCAAATCGCTTGTTCAATCGCTTAATTAATGGCCAACTTCGGTTGGCCTTTTTACTTTGCTTTAAAAAATTAAAAAATTAAATTATTAACGAATATTTCCAGGAGGAAAAAATGGCTACAGAAAACTTATTATCGGCAGCGATAACAAATAGAGATGCTACTCCACAAGTAAAAATGGGGCCAGCTTATAAAGGCGACCTACATGAAGCAATCGGAGTTGTTGCTTGTGGTACGGGAGATTTAGGATCTACATACAGATTCTTTTCAATCCCATCAAACGCAAGAATGTCTCAGCTTTTAATCTACTCTCCAGATATGGGGACAACAGGTTTAGCGGATGTTGGTCTTTACGATACAACTTCTAATGGCGGTTTAGTAGTAGACGCGGATTTCTTCGCTTCAGCTATTGATATGAAAACAGCAGCTCTTAACGGATCTGACATTACTCACGAATCAGGAGTTTTCTCTCTTGCTAACTCTGAGAAAATGTTATGGCAAGCTCTTGGCTTATCATCAGATCCTTGCAAAGAATACGATGTAGTTTTAACGACTACTGAAGCTTTCTCTGCGGGTGGATCAGTTAAGTTAGTTGGTAGATACGTTAAATAATAACCGAGGGGCTTCGGCCCCTCTTTTAGTTTAGGAGTCAGTATGGCATCAGAATACTACGGAATTAACAGAGGCCAGAATGAGTTCGATATTACAGAACAAAACTCATCGCCTTCTAAAGACATTGAACTGAAGATCGATCTAGCTAAAAATTTAACTAGAGAAGACGTTCTTTTAGCTTTAGAAAAATTAGAAAACCACATTTTAAAGTATAACTGGCCACCGGCCTAATTGGAGTGATTTATGTCAATTAACAATGGACGTATTGATCTTTGTGAAAACGCGGGTGCAGGAAACCAAGCAGCTAAAGAATGTAAAGGCGGAAGATATTATCTTATGGCCGAAGCAACTTGGGCCGGCGGAAACATTAAGCTTCAATTCCAAACGCCAAATGGCACTTGGATTGATGTTCCAAGTTCTACTTTATCAGCAAACAATGGAACTGCAATTGAACTTCCACAAGGTCAAATCAGAGCAGTCGTTACGACAGCTACAGCAGTTTACGCATACCTAGTTGGTATCCCTCAATAGGAGTTATGAATGGCCTCTGAAACATTAATCGCCAATAGAGCAATGGATAAATTAGGGGCATCAAGAATAACGAGTCTATCCGAAGATTCACACGAAGGCCGTGCTTGCAGCGGCGTTTTTGAAATTTTGAGAGATGCGGAATTGCGTTCTCATCCGTGGAGCTTCGCCACTAAACGGGCACAACTAGCAGCAGATTCAGTAAAGCCTTCTTTCGGCAAGGCCAACTACTTCACTCTTCCGTCCGATTTTTTAAAATTAATAGAGAGTGATGTTAACCTAAATTCGGAAGATAGGATTATCGAGGGCCGCAAAATCGCAACAGATGAAAGTGGCCCTCTTAATATTAGATATACTGCTAGAATTACCGATGTGGGTTTGATGGACCCATTATTTGTAGAGATGCTTGCTTGTATGATTGCCTTAGAGTTATGTGAAACATTAACTCAATCAAACAGCAAAAAAGAATCAATTAGAGAAGATTATAAAAATGCAATGATTAAAGCAAAAAGGGCCAATGCTTTTGAAAGGCCACCAATGCAGCCGCCAGAGGATGAATGGTTAACTATTAGGAATTAACCTCATCTTATTGGCACTAAGGAGCTATTTAGATGAAAGCCTCTCCTATCCAAAACAATTTTATCGGTGGAGAATTCAGTCCACTAACTCTCGCGAGAATAGATTCAGATCTATACCCAACGGGACTCGCAAAATGTTTTAATTATATTCCATTAGTTCAAGGGCCAGTCACAAGACGACCTGGAACTTATTATGTGGCCAACGGTAAAAACAGCGGTGCTTTTAGAACTGTAAGATTACAAGCATTCCAATTCTCAAACGTCCAGGCATATATGTTGGAATTTGGAGATCAATATATTAGATTTTTCAGAAACAATGGTGCCGTGGAAACTTCTCCTGGAGTTCCGTATGAAGTGGTATCGGATTACTATTCTACGGATGTAATGGATCTGCAATTCGTTCAGAGCGCGGATGTACTTTATATTTTTCATCCAAAGTACAAACCAAAGATGCTCACAAGAACAGCACATACAAGTTGGACACTAACTGATTTTCCAGATTCGGACGGGCCATACATGACCCAAAACGTTGGTGCCACTACACTACAACCGAGTGCTACTACAGGAAATATAAATATAACTGCTTCCGTGGCCACGTTTGATACTACTTCGGGTGGTGCGAATGAGATTGGCCGATGTATTAGAATAAAGCATTCCTCTACATGGGGATATGCAATTGTAACTGGAGTAACTTCTTCAACAGTAGTTACTGCTCGAGTAGTAAACGCATTTGGTGGAACTACGGCCGTTACTATTTGGAGACTTGGACTTTGGTGCGGAGTAAATGGCTATCCTGGAACGGCAACGTTTCACGAAGATAGATTATTTTTAAGCGGAAATACAAAATTTCCTCAAAGAGTAGATGGAAGTGTAACTGGAGATTATACCAACTTCCAACCTTCCGCCACGGACGGGACTGTAACTTCGGCCAATGCTTTAAGCTTTACGCTAAATTCTTCCGATGTAAACGTTGTTAAATGGATTACTTCAGACGAGAAAGGATTGTTGGTAGGGACTTCATCTAGTGAGTGGACCGTAAGGCCAGCATCTAGCTTAGAAGCTTTATCTGCAACCAATGTTGTTGCTAAGAAAGGATCTTCTTACGGAGCAATTGGCGTACAGGCCGTTCAAGTTGGACGTTCTAGTTTATTTATTCAAAAGACAGGAAAGAAAGTAAGAGACTTTAGATATTATTACGATGTGGATGGATTCCGTTCTGCGGATTTAACTCTACTATCAGAACACATAACTGGAGAGGGATTAACTCAAATAGCTCTCCAAAAAGATCCTCAACAAATTATTTGGGCCGCAAGAGAAGACGGAGCTTTAATTGGATTCGCCTATGAAAGAGAATTCGAAACAATCAAAGTCGGATGGCATAGACACGTTTTAGGTGGGTACGGGGATAAGGCCAATGGCCAGGCCAAAGTTAAAAGTGTGGCCGTTATTCCTTCGGCAGACGGACTATCTGATGAATTGTGGCTGGCCGTTGAGAGATGGAACGGAACTACCTGGGTAGTCCACATTGAGTATATGACTTCATATCATACTTACGAAGAGGATTTTAAAAACGCTTTCTTTGTAGATTGCGGATTGACTTATGATAATCCATTAAACGTAGAAGGAACAACAGGAGTAGTTATTGGGGCCACAACCACCATCGGGATTGTCGCTCACGGGTATTCTAACGGGGATCGGGTTAGATTAGACAGCATACCAGGAACAGAAGAATTAAACGGTACGGTGTATTTGGTGGCTAATAAAACCACAGACACTTTTGAGATAACGGATTTAGAAGGGAATGCTATAGATTCTTCAGACTACACAGCTTACGCGTATGATGGAACCAATCCAGGATACGCAAGAAAATTAGTAACCACCGTTTCTGGATTATCACATTTAGAAGGACAGGAAGTGATGGTGGTGGCAGATGGCGTGGCCATTTCAGGAAAAACAGTATCTAGCGGAGTCGTAACTTTAGACTCTCCGGCCGCAATTGTTCACGTTGGTTTTGGATACACTTCAGATCTTCAGTTACTTAGGGCCGAAGCGGGATCCACTGATGGAACTTCAATGGGTAAAACCAGAAGAACACACAGACTTGGAATGAATCTTCTTAACACAAATGGTTTACAAATTGGTGCTAGTTTTGAAAAATTAAATAACGTTATATTTAAAAAGACTACGGATGCAGCAGATAAGGCGACTCCATTGTTTAGTGGAATTACTTCTCATACTTTTGAAGCTACTTATGATTTTGATAATCAGATTTGCTTCAGACAAGAGCTTCCGTATCCAGGAACAATTTTGGCAATAATGCCTCAATTAGTAACACAGGACAGGGGATAATTATGGGGCCACTAATGATCGCACAAGCCGCATCTTCAGCTCTTTCTGCGGCAGGGGCAATTTACGAAGGGCAAGCTGCATACAAAGCAGGAGTTTACAATGCGGGAGTATTGAGACTTAAGGCCGCTCAAATAAGAACGCAAGCTCAAGCTGAAGAACAACAACTATTAAAAAACGCCAGAAAAACCGTTGGAGATATGAGAGCTAATTATGGGGCCTCAGGATTAACAATGGAAGGATCTCCCTTAGATATTATGGAAGAAAGTATTAAGGCCGCGAACACCGATGCTTATAACATAAAGTATAAGGGAGAGATGGAAGCTAGGAATGCTGAATTCCAAGCGAAGCTAGCTCAGTTCCGAGGCGAATCTGCAAGAACAGCAAGTTATTTCCAGGCCGCATCTTCTCTCATTGGAGGAGGAACTAAGATGGCCGAATATTCTAAACTTGGATAAATAAAGGTAGGGGACTATGCCACAAATAAAAGAATACAACCAACAAACGGCCGGAGTAGGAGTGGTAAACCCTACTCTTATTAGTGGAACCGACATTAGCGGTGGGATGGGGAGAAATCTTCAATCGCTGGCCGGAGATGCGGATAAAGTAATTGCATTCCAGGCGGAAAACGAAAGAAAGCAACAAGACTTCGAAGCTGAAAAAATTAAGATGAAGGAACAACTTGATCTTAACGATTATATGCAACAGTTGAAAATGAAAGCTCCGGCCGGAGCAGATGGATTTACTGAAGCTGCGAGAAAAGAATTAGATAAGCGAAAGCAAGATATTCTAAATTCCGCTTCTTCAGATTATATGAGACAAAAATTGGATGTGGATTTAAACAGAGTTCACTATTCGGCGTTAAACGATGCCATGCAATTTGAGATAGAATCTAAAGCAAAGAAAGATAAATTGGATGTTCAAGAAATCCAATTCAGAGCTAAAAATGCCGTAAGACAAAATCCGGCCACAGTATCAACGGCCATCGAATCAATGAACAAATTAATCGACTCAACTAGATTGGACTCAGCTACCAAAGCTAAATGGAAAGCGACTGAGCTTCAAGATCTAAGACAAAATGAGATCCGTGGATGGATTGATATTAATCCTTATAAAGCAAAAGAGATGATTCAGAATGGGACTTGGGATAAAGATCTTTCAGATGATCTTAGAAACAGTTTAGCTCACGAAGCTACTCAAGGAATCAGGGCCGCGGAAATAGAAAAGAATAGAGCAAAACAATTGGCCGATGATGAAACTGATGCGAAGAGAGAAGCGATTAAATCTAATTTTATTGAAAAGGCCGTTAAAGGAACTTTATCGGCGAATGAAATTGTTAGGGACGATACTTTAAAAGCTTCAGAGAAAGAACATTTACTTCGAGAGCTTAAAAATAATTCTTTGAATATGAAAACAGCTTCGGATCCAAATGTGTTCAACAGAATGGTAGAAGAAATTAATAGTGGAAAAATTACTTCTGACGATCAAATTCTTTCTAAATTAGGAAAGGGATTAACTTGGTCAGATGTAAATCATTTAAGAAAAGAATTAAATTCAGGAGAAGGGAACCAAGGGCAACAGGAAAAAGTTTTCAAGAAAGGCCTAGATGATATTGCCAAGGGGATGTTAACTAAATCAAATGCAATGGGCTTTAAAGATCCAGAAGGCGATATTCAACTTCAAAAGTGGAGAATTTTTGCTGCTCAAAAAATGCAAGAGGGACGCGAAAAAGGATTGACCATTACACAAATGACAGATCCCGATTCCAAAGATTATATTGGAAAGTATCTAACTCAATTTAAAAAGACTCCAGAACAGATTATGAAATCTGTTTATAGTAATTTCAACCAACCGACAGTGGCACCTAAACCAGAAAACGCGGTTAAGGTAGAAGCTCCTAAAAGATTGAAAGGTGAAAGTGCTGCTGACTTTTTAAAAAGAACAAAAGGTAAATAAGTATGAATGAAGGCGTAGAAGAACAAAAGAAATTAGAGGAGGCCGGTTTTTCTCCAGAAGAGATTGGGCAGTGGCAAGCGGAGACTCGCCAAAAATTAACTGATGCGGGATTCTCTCAAAAAGAAACCGATCAGTATTTTGGGATTCATACGGATCCGGATATGAGTGGGGCCAAGGCCGTTGTAGATACTCACATGGCAATCCAGGGAACTTTAAATAAAGCTAAAGGGATTGAAAATAATTCTGAAGAAGGATTTTTATCTATGGTTAAATCTGCTTTCGGCGGATTCGAACATGGGTATCAAAATTCTGTAACTGGACTTTTATACCACGGGAAAGTCCCCCAAGAATTGGATCCGAATAATTTGGATTCTTCTGCGAGAATTGGATCTCAAGTTGGACAAATAGTTGGGGATCTTCCTGCAATGATAGCGGGAGGATTCGCGGCGGGGATGACTGCATTGCCAACTGTTGTTGGTGCGGCCCCTGCTGCTGCGGCCGGAGCTTTTGCCCTTCCTGCGGCGTTAAGGACTGCACTTGTGGACGCATATACAAAAGGGGACATTCAGAGTGCAGGGGATTTCATGGAAAGAACTTCTGCGATAATTATGAATGGATCTAAAGAGGCCGCTATTGGTGGAGCTTCTAGTATGATTGGTGGGAAAGTTGGTACTGAAGTTGTAAAGACAGCATTACCTTCTATTGTTAAAGGGGCACTTCCGGCCGTAGCTGAATTGGCCACAATGACAACAATTGCGAAAGGGGCAGAAGGGCATTTACCTAATCTCCAAGATTTCACTGACGGAGCGATAATCCTGGCGGGAACACACGCGGCCACTTCGGTATCTGGAAAGATGATGAACGTTTGGAAGAAGACAGGAATAAATCCAACCGAGCTTGGAAATAAAATGGCCGAGCATCCAACGGTACTACAAGATTTATTATCAGATAATAAACCTTTTCCTTCGGCACTTGAAAATTATGTAGAGAAAGCTCCTGAACCAAAAGGAGTTTCTAACATTCCAGAATATAATCCCAAGGCGGCTTTAGAATCTACTATGAAAGATATGGCCAAAGAATTAAAGCAAGCTGAAAGATCCCAAACTTTAATTCGAGATGAAAGTGGGAATGTAATCGATCGAGTAGAAAATAACACATACCCAGAATGGTACTCGCGAGTTAAATCAGGGAACCTGGAAAAGACTATGGCCGATTTACAAAATCCCAATTCAGCGGCGTCTAAGCGACTTAAAATCGAAGCTGAACAAAGATTAACAGAAGGTTATCAGTTAGATAGAAAAATGGGTGGATATGAAGGCCCAGACCACCAATATAGAGCTTCATTGGGATTAGATCCGCATGAGACTGTATCTGGAGGAAAAGTAATCCATTTTGACGGCCAGGATGGAGTTATCCAAAAAGCAGATGGATCCACAGTCCATTTTGACGCTTCTACTGTTAAAGAGAATTTTAAAGTGGGAGATGAAGTTAGTTTTACATTAGATAAAAATATAAAAGATTTTGATTCGGCCGAAATGGTTTTTGGAACTAAGACTCCAGAAAAAATTGCAGAAGCGAACTTACCTAAAGAAGATATAATCACGGTATCAGATGCGGGGGAGATTGAAGTTAAAACTCCAGATGGAGGAAAACGCCCACCAACTGCGGAAGAAAAAATACTTGGGCATATTGGGGAGAGACAAAATAAAAAGGCCAGTGAATTTGATTTTGAAAAATTATATACAAATGTTGTAGATAAATTTAACCCAATAAAATTGGCCGTTGGAGAATTAAAAGCTACAGATCTTCCCACCAATAAAAATCCTTATGAACTGGCCAGAATGGCCAACGATTACAAAGCCAAAGTAAAACACGTTTTCGAGAAAGGGATGATTGACTATGAAACTTTAAAAGTTACGGGGCCATCGTTCAAAGAAATAATTGAACCATTCAGATCGGACGCGAAGGCCATAGATGGTTTAAAAGCTTTTATGGTATCTAAGCGAGCTTTAGAGTTAGAAGCGAGAGGGATTAAATCTGGATTTGATATTGAAGCGGCCAAAGAAGTAGTGGCAAATGGGGAAACTAAATTTGGAAAGGCGGCAGAACAAATGACCGAATTCCAAAACGGAGCTTTGAAATATGCTAAGGATTCAGGGTTAATTTCAGACAAGGCATACAAATCAATGTTAGAGGCGGGAAAATCTTACGTTTCATTTAGCCGTATAGTTGAACCAGAAGCAACAGGATCAAAAGCAGGAAAAAGTAAATCCCTTAAAAACATAAAAGGATCGGATTTAATGATCCAGGATCCATTTAAATCGATGGTAGAAAATACAGAGGCACTATTTAGGGCCGCTGAAGCTAATAGATCAACAAAGGCATTGGTGGACCTGGCCGCAAAAACTCCAGATCAAACTGTAATTTCTCAAGTTAAAACTAAGATGAAACCAATAGAAGTTACGGAAGCTGAAATTTCAAAAGCTTTCGGAAAAACTGAATTTGGACAAGCATTAATTGAAGTAATGAAAGACGGGGGATTCGAACCTGAGTTCGAAGCTTTCAATATATTCCGTCCACTTGAACAACGTAATTTGGCCCCTGGGCAATTTGATGTAATGATCGGAGGGAAAAGAAAAATATTTGAAACAACTCCTGAACTTGCGGATGCAGTTAATAGATTAAGAGGAAACGCGGCCTCAACTAATTTGGCATTTAAAATGGCCAATGCAGTTACAGTGGTTAAAAAGATTGGTATTACATTCACTCCAGACTTTATTCTTAAAAACGTTTTTAGAGATCAATTTACTGCGGGGGCTTTTTCTGAGGCGGGGACTATTCCGTTTAAGGATATGGCCGTGGCCATGAGTGATATAATTTCTAAGAACGATACTTATTACAATTGGATGAAGTCGGGAGGAGCAGGAGGAGCATTCCTGGATCTTAACAAATCATTCATCGAGAATGATCTTTTAGGAGTTTCCGCCGAATCAGGAATGGCGGGAAAAGTTTGGAACCAAGTTAAAAAACCGGCCGAGTATCTTCAGTTGGCGGGGACTATAATGGAAGAGGCCACTCGTTTAGCTGAATTTAAAAAAGTTACTAAAGGTGCTACCGAAGGTGCGGAAGTTTTTAAAGGTGGTATGGCCAGCAGAGAAGTTACAGTAGACTTCCAAAGAATCGGGGCGAAGATGGCCGCGATAAATTCAATTACCGCTTTTGAAAACGTTGCAGTTCAAGGTTTAGATAGAACGGCGAGAGCGGTTAAAGCGGATCCTGCGGGAGTTCTAACTAAAGGCATGATGTATCTAACTGCACCATCAATATTGCTTTGGTGGGCAAACCACGACGACGAAAGATATAAGGAAATCCCAAGATGGGAAAAAGATTTATTTTGGATTATCCCAACTAACGATTGGCAACCGGCCAAAGACTCAAAAGAAGTTGATGGCATGGCCAAGCATTTAGTACGCCAAAAAGAAGATGGAAGTTACGAGATAAACAAGGGACACGTTTATAGATTACCAAAGCCGCAAGAACTTGGTTTAATTTTTGGGACAATACCTGAAAGGTTAATGGAAAAATTTTTCACAGATAATCCACGGGCGTTGAACGATTTATCAGAAACAGTACAGGGAATGCTAGCTCCAAATTTAATTCCAGATGCGGCCTTGCCATTTATCGAACAAGGGATTAATAAAAATCTTTTTACTTCAGCTCCGCTAGTTTCCCCTCAAATGGAAAACAGATTGCCTGAACTTCAATATACTGAATACACGACTACTACGGCGA